GTCGCGAATTACCCGCGAGCAAGTTATCCACAGGAGTACCTTTGATGGGGGTCATATTGCGGTAGCCATCGCCCGTTTCAATGCCTCTTGAAACCGTCTATTAAATCTGCTGGACACAACACCGCTTGCAATCCTTTGAACGGGAAGGATGGGTCTGTATCGAGCCGAGTCCACATAGAAACCCATTGGCTCAACTACCCCCTTGGTCGGTCGGTAATAGACCCCCGGTGTCTTTCCCTCTTTTCTGCCAGCAGTAAAGTATTTGCCCTTGCCTTGAATCATGGCCTTGCGTCTAGCCCTTGGCACATTGCCGTATTGATTCTTGGGTGCTTTGTCGGAAGGGACAAAGATTGCCGTTTGCTTTGGCAACCTTGTGCCGCCTTCTATCTGGAACTTCAAGTAAGACTTCTGTATCTCCGCAGGTTCAACGATAACGGTCAGGTTGCGTTTGTTTGCCCGATTGCGTCTTGGGATGAACCGATAGGCGCGCAAGGTGAACGGCGTTGGGTTGTCCAACTTTGTTTCCATCTGCGCGGTGATTGCGTTTGCCACATCTTGAGCCACATCGTTTAAGGCCATAGAAGCCGCAAACGGAACTTGTTCGCGTTGAGCATAGGTCAACCTGCGCTTGAGTTCACTTAGGTCTGCGGAAACATTTATTCTCATTGACTGACCTTGTAGACATATTGCATCTTTCCACCTGCCTTTGCGACTTTGGTAGGTTTCTTCTCACGCACGATTTTTCCTGTGCCGACCATCTTGCAGAGAGTTACCTTTGCAGATGTCAACTTGATACCAAGTTTCTCCGCAATCTCATTTGAATCCAAGTCAGGCGTGACCGCAAGAAGTTCTGTGATTTGGTTACGAATAGACATATAGCCTCCAGTTATTGTTAACGACAACAGTTTAGTTTGTTTATATCAACAATGTCAACTTGGTAGCGGGACTAGGACTCGAACCTAGAACTCAGCCGTATGAGAGCCGTGTGATGCCTTTTCACCATCCCGCGTCAGGAAACATTCTTAACCGCACAAACCCATCTGTTGTCTGCCTTATGCCAGCCATGAACCTTTATTGTCCAGTTGGCCTTCCTTATTGCCGAGATGAACTCGGAATCCTCTATCTTGCGAATGCGCGCACTCATGTTTGATTTGGAGGTTGTCTGAACCCCGAGTGTTTCACCATCCCGTATCGCAACGATGTCTATGAACCCAAACAAGTCTTTACGGATGTTGGCTCCGGGTATCCACTTCTCCACGACCTCGGCTATATACCCATCCGCACGAAGTTTCTTGAGAGATAGTTGGGTAGGACTATAAGCCATTACTTAACGACCAACTTCTTGTTCTCAATCAGATATTGCATTCCGTTTATAAAGGAACGGTTCCAATAGTCTCTGCGTTCTTCTCTGCTCAATTGTTTCCCTTGGTCGAGTATGTAGTGACATCCCCAACATAGAGGTGCAACCAGAGCATCGGAAACCTTTATGCCCATTCCCTTACCTTCGTTCCGATGAGCGGCGATAACGGTTCCATCATCGATTCCGCAGTTTCCGCATGGGCACTCTCTCATTAACTCCAGCAGTTTCTTGTTTCTGAACAATTCGACTCTTTCTTAAACAAACAGTTGTGCAATCACAATGTTTCCCGCCCTCCCAATGGTACGCTTTTCCGTACTGTTCAGAGTAAACCTTGCGGAGATACTTACACCACTCCCTTTGAAACATTCGGGTCTTGCAACCCTCACACTTCATATTGTAAGTGTATCCCTCCCTTTCGCAATTCTCGCAGGTCATGCCGCCTTGATGCTCCTTTGCATAACCGCAGTCTTGAATTCTTGCCAATGTCCGAACTGGTCTGGTGACAAACCAAGTTCCGCACCCTTCTTCTCAATACCCGTTGCGGTTTCGTGCCACGGTTTCTCATTAACAACCTCGGGCAGAACAATCTCATGGCAATCTTCCCATCTCTCGCCGCGAAGCCAAGTCGCCGCATGAGGGATAAACATTCCCCCAGACCGCATCCATTGTTCTGTTGCACAGGCCGCTTTGATTGCCTTTAACAACACTTCAATCGGAGGCCGAATCTTCTGTGTTTGTGCAAATGCCTTACGCGCCTCTGCCTTTGCGACTTTGCGGGGGAAGTGTTTCCAGAACAACTCGAAATCATCCATTGTTCTTCTCCTCTTGTTCACGCTTTTCCGTTTCATCGACAGGTTCTTGCGATATGTTTACGGCATCGACAGGGGTGCAATAGTTAGGCTTGCCCCCGCAGTAGGTTTTAACTGGCGGTTTTTCTGTTTGCGCTAGTTCTTGGCGTAGGTCAGTCATTATTTATCCTCTTTTTTAATTATCGCGAAATTGCTATAAAACATCTCAATCGCCTCACGCAGGGTGATATCCGTAGACTCATACCAAACGCCCCGCAGTCGATACTGTTGCACAACTGTTTCCCCGATGTCAATTTCGCCAGACGATTCGTGATTGGTGACGATTAAGATGGAGGTGCGGGATTGGGTTTGGCAAGCATCACAGAGGCGTTCTAAGGCCAGTTTCTGACCGCCGCGCAGTTCTGACTTTGAGAACTTGGTTTCGACAAAAATGAACAATCGGTTGCCGAAGTCTAGGAATCCGTCTATGTCGGTCGGTGAGATTGAGCCGAACTTTAGACCTGAGAAGTCTTTTATCTGCTGAAGGTGTTCTTTGTTCTTAATCATATTCGCCTTTGGTGGACAAGACTCAGCCATCCCTCGGACAACCGAATCTTCCTTCACTATGTTTCGCCTTCGGAGCCACATAGACCCGCCAGCCTTACCGTTCTCTGAGGTGCTGACTTCGCCGCCTCATCGCCATGTTTCAGGAACTATCCCCCCGGTCTGGCTCTTTGGTTATCTGCCCCGGTGTTTATCCTCCCGACAGATACCGCAGTCAAATCCGCATAAAAAAACCCCAAATTCTTTGGAGGTGCGGCCTTTGGCAAGGCAGTCTTGGAATTAGTCCTCATCCGAATGACCGATTCCAAGTCACTTTCGCACCGCCGAAAAATTCGGGGTTCGCAGATGAGATTCCAACGGTTGCCATACCGCTGACACCTCTATGATTGCCCAAACCAGAAAAAGTTGCAATCCCTGCCTATGTTGCGGCGCAAGGAAACAATACCCGACTAAAAAGAGGGGGATATTGTTAATATCGCTTGCAGACTGTTTCCCAATCAGGATAATTACTCCTACGGTCAAACACTCCAGACCGGGAAAAATAGGAGAAGCAAAATGACAAACCTCATCGCTACCGCAGTAGAACCACTCAAGCAAGCAAGCATCGATGCGGCAGTTCAAGCAACCAAAGAAATGGTCGCACGATTTGCAAAGAAACTAGAAGAAGCCAACTGGGATTTGAATGTAGCATTTCCCCGCCCAAACGGTTTTGTATCGCGCTCTACATATATGTCGCAAAAAGCCGCACACGATTTCGCTTCTTCTTTAGTTCGCTCGGTTCAGCCAAGTTATCGGATGAACGAACCAATGATTGTTCGTATGTGCGAAGAACGCATTTCCCATGTAATCGACAATGCCGCGAAAGATGCCGCATTCCAATATGAGGCATATGTTGCAAAGTTAGTTAAAAAGGTTGGCGAGTGCGACTCCGCTAACATGGGTTTCAACGGCGGCCTCTGGTTTGATTCAGATTTGGTTGTGACCAAGGGTGATGCCAAAGAAGTTTGGAACACCAAATGCATCACGAACCGTTCTTGCCTAGGCAAAGTGTTCAACCAGTTTCCAACCCGCAAACGCAAATAATAACTGAGGGGGTTCGCCCCCTCTCTTGAGGAGAAACAGAATGGGTCAATTTCAACAACACGCAGTTTTCGAGAGAAAAGCCGCTTGGGTCGGTAGTGAGTTTGGAGAGCAATATGCTCGCAAAAAATTTGGCGATGCAATCGTTGATGCCTTGCCACTCAAAAAACGCGGCAAATATAAAGGCCGTTTCAATGCTTCGATTGAATGGATAAAAATTACCCGCCCCGGTTGGGTTCCTACAAATTACCGGGTTTTTCAAGATGAACCTGCCGCTGGTTATGTTGAAGTACGAAAAGATGTTGTTGTTGCAGTTATCTTGTATAGCGACACTTCTTACGGCGGTTTTGTAATTCATGCGATTGACGGAGATACATGGCATTTCGCTGATGAAAAACGGTGCGCTAGCCAAAACAAATTGCAAGCCGCATAAATCTTGAGGAACATTATGAAAACAATTTGCATACTCCTCGCCGCCGCCCTAGTTGGCGGTTGTGCGAGCAAACCACTTATAGACCCGAAGGCATCCAGTACGCCAGCCAACTATCACTTAGATGAGATGGAGTGCGAGAGGATTGCCGAAGGCGTTTCCTACGGTTCTGAAATGGCGAAGTCTGCCGCACTAAACGGATTCATATCGATGTTGATGGGAGCCGCACTTGCGAAAGGCAACATTACCCCGCAGACGGGAGCCGCCGCAGGTCTTATTTCAGGAACCGTAGTTGGCGCGGGAACAGGTGCTTACAACACTTTCGACCGTAGACAAAAAATAGTCCGCAAGTGCCTTGAAGGTCGCGGTTACAAAATCTTGGAGTGAACATGACACCGACAGAAAGAATTTACAACGAATTGTTTGATGGTTTCCAATGGGATGATTTCTTTGAGCATGAAACACTTCAAGAGGCTGGAAACTATTTGAAGAACTATGCGATTGACATCATCCGTCAAACCAGCATGGAAGGAATCTGCCGCAACTGGGCATTAGGACTAATAGAAGAAGCCGATTTCAAATCAATGGCTCGCATACTTTTTGAAAACCATGAGAGGAACAAATGATGCAAAAGAAATTTCTAGCCGAATGCGCTAAACGAACACCGATTCACACAGAAACAATTGCGGAGAAGGTTGTTGCAACTGTTCTGTTTGCGAGTGTTGTTTTACTAACTATGTTTGTTTGAGGAGAAGAAGATGTCAAACGGTAAAGTGTTAATCCACGGCAAAGAGTACGCGACTGTTGCCTTTCGAGTTTCTGAGTTTCGCAAGAAGTTCCCAGATTGGGAGATTCAGACTGAGATTATCGAAAACACCGATTCTAAGGTTGTGATGCAAGCCTATATCTACAACGAAAACAATCGGTGTATCGCAACAGGTCATGCAGAGGAGTATCGAGCCGCAAGTTCTATTAACAAGACTTCAGCCCTCGAGAATGCGGAGACAAGTGCCGTAGGCCGCGCCCTCTCTTTTGCGGGATTCGGGGGAACGGAGTTCATTGCCTCTGCGGAGGAGATGATTAAGGTTGCAATCGATGCCGCACCGAAACCAAAACCAAAGGTTCATCTAAAGGTTGAGAAGAATCTGCGGGAGTGCAAGAACCTTGCTGAACTGCAAAAGGCATGGTTAGCAATGTCGCCAGAGGAACGGGTTGCGCTCGAGGCCGTGAAAGACGAAGTTAAGAAAGGATTGAAATGAGAGAAGAAAATCCACTTCAGGGAACTGGCGCGTGGTTTAACGACCGCATCGGGAAACTAACGGCCTCTAGGATGTCTGCGGCAACGGCATTCCTCAAAAACGGGAATGAGGCATCGGAAAGACGGAAACTAAAGATTGAGATTCTTGCGGAAAGACTGACCGATAGCATCGTTCCAAAGTACATAACGAACGAAATGCAATGGGGGATTGATAACGAACCACAAGCCAAAAGCGCATTTGAGCGGCGAACTGGTTTGTTAGTGAATGATGTTGGGTTCATCCCGCACCCGAAAATAGAGAACCTCGGAGCCTCGCCCGATGGCATCTGCTCAGATGGTTCCATGTTTGAGAGCAAATGCCCGTCAACGGCCACACATATTACTTACATTTTGAATGATGTTGTGCCAGACGAATATAAACCCCAAATGATTCTTCAGGCCGCTTGCGCTCAAAAGCAAGGCGTTTGGTTCTGTTCTTTCGACCCACGACTACCTGAGAAACAACAACTGTTTATCAAGAAGTTCATACCAACCGAGGAGGAGATTATAGAAGTCGAAGAAGCCGCAAAGATATTTTTAGAAGAAGTCGAGCAGATGTTTATCAAATTAACTTTAGGAGATTGAAATGGAATACGACAACACCAACCGCGGGACACTAGGAAAAAACCTCAAACCCAAGTCTGAAAAGAGTCCTGAATACACCGGGAAGATAAACATCGAGGGGAAGGATTACTGGTTATCTGGATGGGTTAGAACAAGTTCTAAAGATGGTTCCAAGTTCTTTAGTCTGACCGTTAATCCTGTTGAGGATATAAAGCCAGCACCGCAACCCTCTATCAATGAACTCTCAGATGATATACCTTTTTGACATGAACATCGGACATCATATCGCGGTCTTAGGGAAGATGACCCGAGAACTTCAAGCCATGTCTGCGGATTCCCTAGCACCCGCCGCAGATATTTACAAACTCGCCACCGACATCATTCTCGAGGCGAACAAAGTGAGGGAGATACTAAATGAACGCACCGGGATGGTTCCTAGTCTCAATAATATTGTGGATGATGCTATGCGTATATTGGGCGGCGAGAAATGATTGAACTCCCACTCACGATTCTGCTTTGGTGCTTAGTCCTGATTCTGTTTCCAACTGCGCTTGGGATTTTTATCGGACTAATCATCTTCCTGTTGAGGGGGAAACGATGAGGTCACTTTTCCTTGTCGCGTTTGGTGCGGTAATGATGTACGCCTTTATGCCGCCTGAACCGAACTCCTACAAACAGGGTTATAAGGCCGCACTCAAGACCAACCCGCCTAGCGAACATTTAGAAGCAGTCTGCGCGGGGTTGTGGGTCGGAGAGCAAAACAAAAAATGGTATGAGAGGAACAAATGAAGAAAGTATGTTGGGCGTTGATTGACAAGCAAGCGCGGTATCACCGGGACTTAGACTTTGAGCATTATGAGCCTATCCTCCCGCAACTGTTTCGCACCAAGAAACAAGCGCAAGCATTGATTGTCACTAACCAGTATTACCGCAGATATGTACCTGCGAAAGTTTTGGTAAGGATTGCGCCTTACCTTTGCTGAAAAAAAACCCCTCGCGAGAGGGGCGAAAGACTCCGAGAGGAGCCGCTTGAGGAGAGTAAAATATAACACGGGGGAAGGAATAACAGAATCCCGCAACGATGAGATTCGGTTGTTGACACAACCTTCCCCCACCCACTTGAGGAACTAAAAATGACTGAAAAAGAATTGAAGTTTCACGCAGATTTATCCACCCTCGTTCAACGGGCGTTTAGGGCGGGAGCAACCATCGAGTCGGTGCGGATGGTGCTTAAAACCATAGAAACCGAACTGGGAGGCGTTCAGCCCTACCTCAAGGCTATTCTTGAGAAAGACCTAGCCCCCTGAGATACAGTTCGGCCTCATCCTTCCTACGCTTAACAAGGCCGGGAAGGGTCTTACCTCCCCCTGTAACCCGAGAGGTTAACCAATCCCTTGCCGCACCCTCATAGTCGCCTCTGAGGTGCTTTTGGCGCATCGTAGACCGTTGGAAAGCCCCCAGACCTGCGTTGAAAGAGTAGGAGACGCAAGCCCACAGTTGGTCATCAGAGTGTTTCCCGTTCAGGAGGCGAGTAACCCCCTTGGCGAAATACTGGAGGTCTTCGGCGAGTAACTTGTCGATTTCCTCTAAAGACCAAACCCGATTGTCCGCAGGTTTAAGTGGAAACTCTTTGCGGATAAGACCGCCGTAGCCCTCTTTCCTGACCATAGGCAGGGCGATTTGGTCTTGGTATAGAACTCTGCCCACACCGACTGTCCAAATGGCGGCAGGGCATAAATACGGCCTTTGGCGAACCCCTTCGTGGTGACGCAGGGTTTTTAGGAATTCTTGCGGAGGGGTCACTTCTTACCCCATTGGCGACTCCCGAACCAGAATGCACAAATTCCAGAAAGCAGAGCCATCTCATCATCGCTGAAAATGACGCTCGATGCCTTAACCATGTCGTCAACCGACTGAACCTCTCCCGAGAAGATAAACCATGAGGTCAGGGCGATGTTAATCAACACTAACTCGAGGATAAAGATAAAAGTCACCAAAGGCCGCACCACCCCGTTCAAATCGGCAACCTTTTGGGATACCCGAGACATTAACGCTTTGTCATGCTCCAGAGCCGCACCCTGACGCTCGGCATCCGTTTGCATGGCAATTTGGTCGGTTCTGATTTCTTCTATCCGCGCTTGGGCGGCAAAACCCTCCTTCGCAAGAGCCAGTTCGCGCTCGGTCTGCATCTGGGCAAGTTTAAGTTCGTGCGCCTTGTCTGCGCGGTCTTGAAAGAACTCCAAGACTTTAGGAAGTCCAGAGGCGAAAAATCCGATTGCGGAAGATATAAGTGAGAGCATTACAGGTGTCCTTTGAAAATGTAATAACAGGAAACAATAAGCAGAGAAAGCAAAAAGCAAACAATCTTGAGTTCTCGAAGTTTTTTCAGGTCGCGGCCTAATTCATCACGGCCTTCTTTTACTTCCTTTATCTGACGCTGTTTTATGGCCTGAATGTCTCTCCATTCATGCTCGGCCTTATCCTTGCCGTAACGCTCGATAAGTTGGTTTAGCAGGTCTTGCTCGGCCTCTTTGATTTCTTTCAATCTGCGCCATTCCGCAAAAGCAGTCAAGATTGTGGTGTCACCCTTGATGACCCTTTGTTTCTTCTGAAACTCTTGTTTTGCCTTTAACTCCGCGACACCGAGTTTTTGAATATCGTTAACAACCGATTCAATCTCTTTGCCAGCGGCTAACGCACTCTTTATGCTTTGCGTTGCGCCTTTCGCGGAATTTACTAAATCATCCATTTTGTTTCTAAGTCTTCATTTCGTAGAAATCGATAATCAGTCCTATGTTTGCAATTGCGTAACCGATAAAAGTTATCATCATACCGATGCGTTGTTCGCCTGTGTAGTTGATAGACTGCCATGCGTACAAAAGAGTCGCGACCGCAAGAGGAAACATTGGGTTCATACTTCTTTGCCTCTAAAGTAAGCAACGCCTTGCGAAACCTCGCAAAGTTCAGGCGGCAATAATTTTCCATCCTTGAAAGTGAGTATCGCAAATCCACTTGCCCACGGCGTAGGATTGCCTTCTAAATATGCGAACTGTTCCCCTCCGGGTTCAGCAAGAGTCCCCGAATCAACACCATAGGCCGCACCGCCATACCCACGCCAGACATTTATCATCAAACGATGCAGGTGTCCTGTAACGATTGCCGCAGAGCCTTGGTTAAGGTTAAGCATAGACTTCAAGGCGTTGTTATAGGTTGCGTGAACGCCGTTGTGCCATCGATGTTTGATAACAGTTGAATGGTTTATATCAAGTCGCCAAGTCGTATTCCAACCGGGAAAAAAATCAAACAGGTCATTCATTGTTTCAACTTCAATCGCATTCGCAGTCAGGTACCGATGGAGCCGAATATCGTGATTCCCGAATGTCCAGTATTTTTTTGCGTTTTTACTTGCGTTTGCAATCTCAGAAAGACGGTCTTGGCAAGCCTCAATCTCGCGTTTAACTGTTGGAGGATTTTCGCCGTAAAGAGGTTCATGTCTTGAGATTCGCGCTCCATCGAAGACATCCCCGTTCAAGCAGATGACAGATGGTTTCATCTCTCCTATCAACTTCACAAAAGCCTTGTGCGCGACTGTTTCTATGTCAGGCCAGTAATGACAATCCGAGGCAACAAAGATTTGACCATCCTTGATTTCGTGGTGCATAACGCGTCGCGAATCAGGGATAACAGGTGTTGTGTTAACGCTTTTCTGAGTTGCGGCGAAAGATGGTAAGTGATGACCTAAAGATTCTAGTCGTCTGCGGCGAATATAAATCTGACGCGCATCCTTCAGACCCAGAGCATTCATTACTTGTAGGGGACTTCCCAACCTTTTCCAAAGTTTTATAAATTCTTCATCTGTTACTTTTCCGGGCATTACGCTTCTCCAGTTTCCATGCATCTATCGGGGGATTGGTTGCGGTATCGAATTCGCAAGAAATTGCGACTGCCTCCGCAGGTGATTTCCCAAGTCTCATTGCGGCAATGGAATAGTTCGCACCAGTTCCAATTGCCCAGTAGTCATTTTTGATTTTCGCGGGGATGATGCACGACTCATAAACCCACAGTCCGTCATGCCTTAATTCGAGGATGGTTACATCTGTATCCGAATCTATCTCGGAACCTGCCTCAATCGCTTGATAGAACTTGAGCAGTTTGTCCCAATCCCCGCAACCGCCATATATGGATTCTTTCCCCCTGCGGAGTTTCTCGACTAGGTAAAAAGAATCTTCACCACTCACCATCGAATCGGCGGCAATTTCTAGGGTAGAGAATCGCGCCGCAATGGTTGTCATTTAGTGATTAGGTTGAGCAAAAGGATAATGATGCATCCCGCAGACCCAATCAAAATTTGCTCAAGTCTTTTGAGTCGTGCATTTATCCCAAGATAGCGTTCAGCACAAACGGCCTCATGGGTATCTAATTGACCTTTTACCTCTCCGATGCTTGCCATTATTCACCCCAATTTTGGTTGCTAACCACCGTGATTAAAGCCTCGACTGTCGTGCAAGCCGCAATCGCCGCCTCTAGCCTGTCGCACTCAGCCACAATCGCCGCACGCTTTGCGACCACCGTTGCGGGTATGTCTACATTGCGCTCTGCCTTGCGGACTACCATCCAATCGGTCTGGGCAAGCATAGAACCAGCAGTCTGCTTAATCTGTGCAATCCATTGGCTCTTAAGACCCTTGGTAACTAGACGCTCCGTAGAATCCACCATCGCAGGTTGTCCGTTGACCACGCCCAAGACTTTGACGTACATGGGGTTGCCGTCTTGGTCTACTTCCTCACGGTCATTTAGAAGTTTAGGATTACCTACGCCCCAGTAAAAACGCTGGTCAAAATTCTCTGGGTCGGCTACCTCTACGATGCCTAGTTGCTCACGCAGGGCAGGGTCACGCAGGTGTGGGTAGCGTATGCCGTTAATGACTTGTTCAGAGTCGACGGATATGGTTACGTTATTTAGTAAAAACATTTGTTGCTCCTATCGTGCGAGGGAGTATTTGAAAGGTGACTCGGCAAAAGCGGCGTAGATGTAGGTTCCACCACTAGCGTTTGCACCAGCGTAGTTAGCCCGTGGCTTGAACCCATTGGACAAAAAGTCAAGAGCGTTGATTGCTCCTTCAGCGTTTGAGAGGTTTGGATATAAACCATTTTCGACTAGGTTGTATGGTGCTATAGACGAATCACTAACAAACCAATTATTTGTGGTATCTGTGCGCTTTATCAGCACATATCTTGGCCTAAACCCTGTGTACACAAACGGCCCATCGCTCGAACCATTGCCCGTGTAACTTCCAAAGGCGCTATAACCCGCTACTGGGGCGAAGCAATAAGCAACGTAGGTTGTCCCGTTTCCATTTACACCTGCATCTGTACCTAGAGAAAATAAAGTGCTTGTTGGTAACGTGCTATTCCACGGGTTTGCGCCAGAAACAATAGCGGTTGTATTAAAGTAAATGTATTGCGAAGATGTAAAGGTATTGTGCCAAATAAACCATTGGTCAGCATTTGTTCGACCTTTAAGAATAATCATGGATGGCGCAACTCCAAGACCATGCCCCACCGTGGCGTTAGAGCCTGTGCCGGTGTAAGTAACAATCGAGAACCCGCTAGTCGTATTTGCCCTGACTGTGCTGGTTATAGTGCCAGAGGTGTTGGTAGCGTTAGAGCCGCCAGCGTTCCAGTTCCATGCGACATAGGTTTCAGTATTACTATTCCATGCCAACTGAGTTCCAACCGTAAATCCATCAGACCCAACCGCAGTTACGCCAGAAGATGCTGTTGTCTCTGCATCTGTAGCATTAGATTGTAGATATTGGGAAAAGCCAGCAATAGCATTTTGTAAAACGTGCGCCCTTGCATTGCTTCTGTCTTTAATCCAGATTAAATCAGGCTGGAAGCCAACACCAGTTACGCTAAGGCTAGTTCCGTTACCTGTATACGTCACCACATTAAAGTAATCATTCGCCTGTGTAGTGCTAGTAGCGCCGATGGTCGGCGTAGGCAGATTAGTTGTACACAATGCCTTAAAGCCAGAGGGGGCTGTGTAGGCGAATGGGCGTTGGCCTGCATTTAGTGTCCAAGTCCCGGAATTTCGCTGGCAAGCAGATGCAAACCAAGTAGTGGTTGTCGAAATACTTGTAAACGCCGTTCCTTGCGATGATCCGTTTTTATAGAACGTAAGTGTTGCGGCGTCCATATCAACCGCAACCCCAATAATGTCGTTCGCCGCATATGAAGCACCATAAGTAGATGCTGTTCCTGCGTTTACCTTTTTACCATTTCCGGCATATGTAAGGCCTGTTTGGTTGGCATCTTGAGTGCCTGTGCTTTGAGGAATTAATCCAATTGCTGTTTGAATTAAATCATCAAAAAAAGTAATTGCACTTGGAGATGCTTCAAAATACCATTTTCCAGTTGAAGGAATTGCAATTGTTGATGCTGTTGGAACGTTGTTGGTAAAAGTAGCCTCTAAATTTCCATTTGCATATGTTACTGAAGTTGCATAGCGCAGTGGATTCCAAGTACAGTAATTCCCACGCACCTCACCACCAACACCTGTGTCTGTACCGTATGACGTAGGTGAATCCACCATCGAGTCATTGCCGGAGCCAGCCGTCACCGAGAAGTTGTTAGGTGTCCAGTTGTTACCGTTTCCTGAACTGTCCTTGCCTAGCGTTGTGCTGGTCGTGCCAGAGTTGTCTGCAAACTTTAGGTAGAACCCGTTAGTACCGTATGTGCCAGAGTAAGCCTTGGGCTTCCATACACCTGTCTGTGCATCTGTTTCACCGAAGTCTGATGGGGTTAGGGCTTGACCGTCAATGAAGTTTATTTCTGTGAGGTAGCCGGAGAAATAATTAGAAGAAGCAAAACTTTGCCCCATAAAGTGTGCGGCGGCTGCGTTTACCCATAAATCTGCATTTTGTGAAGGATATGTTGGAGAGCCGTCAATTGCTATTTGAGTCCCGTTTATATACATTTTTGAACGATTCGCAGCAGTAGCTTGAGTAGTGTCTACTGCCCACACAAAGTGATACCACGCTGATGGGTCACGGAAAAGTGCCGAACTATTTTGAATTAATGTGTAAGATGAAGATGTTTGTGCAGTTGCGCTTAATTGACTTCCTGTCAATAAAACTTGTGTGTAGTTTCCTGAAGACCCAGTAGAAATTATTGTGTAATTCCCCCCCTGCGCTACTGTCTTAAACCACCCACTCCAAGTCCAAGTCTTACGGTTACCAGCAGACGCAGGAGTCCTGTTCAGATACGCCGAGTCTGCGCTATTGAACCTGAGTGAGCGTTCAATCTGATAGCCGCCTGTGGAGGGAATTACCCCACTTTGTAGAATCGTCACGCCATCGCTCCTGAGTGCGTTACATAGACATTAGTACCGTCTGACCAATATGACAGGAGATAAGTCCCTGCCGCAGATATAGCCGCTAACGCGCCTGTCTGAACCTTCGTATTCGCATGGGCAGAAACAGTATACGCACCTGAGTTAACCAACAGAATGAACCCAGACTGTCCCGCAGTTATGTTTGTAAATGTCAGGGTAAAGTTACCCGTTGGGGTGCATTTGAAATTGTTGGTTGCGTTCATCGAGAACGAACCATCATTGTCTGTTGTAACCGTACCGCGTTGAGAGGCTGAGAAGGTCTGAGCCACATCGGTCTTGGCGGTATCTACATCGTAAGCCTGAACATCGGTTCCGATAACCAGACCGTAAACCTTTGTCAGCAAATCCGTGGTTTGATTTAACTCGCCAACCGAAATCCACGCATCGTTATCCGCATTCCGAATCTTGAGAACGCTAGGATTTGCCGCAGTATCGACCCACAGTTGATGCGCGAAAGTTGTGCTAGGCGCAGTCGCCCCTGAAGAAGTGGATACCAATGCCGCGAGTGCATTGTTTAAATCAGACCTGAAGGCTGGAAAGCCTTGGTTCGCAATATTCATGTCGTGTTGTGACATTGTTTCTCCTTACGCGGCGAGTTCGCCGTAACCTTTGGCAACATAATCGAAGGTTCGGTTTACCACAGAACCACTTGAATTTAAGAACTTAATTGTAAATGATGACGCGCTTTTAGAGGTAATTGTGTAGTAATCACCTTGCGCTAAATTCTGAGCCGCAATACCAATCGCAGGGATTGCCTTAAACGCGGGAGCAAAGTTAACAACCTTCCCACCTGCGTCTGTGCCTGAAACAATATCTGCCTCTGCCGCGACTCGGTCAGGCATATCCACCGTGACCTGCAAAACGGAAACAGTTGGCGTTGCCCCTGCGTCACCAGAATTTAAAACACATCTAAATCGCAGTCCTCTTGCCTTGTAATCTCCAACAAAAAACTTTCTATAACTACTCCAAGTTGGCGAACCTGATGGATTATCTTCTGTTGTGGAAACCTGTAATTCAACATTAACATCATCAAAGGCATCAACATCGCCATCAAATAAACCTTCCCGGTCATCAAATAATCCAATCCCATCATCAAAAGTGTTTACATAGTCAAGTCGGCCTGTTTCCATATAGGCCGTAACTCGAGATGTATAAATTGCTCCGAGGTCAACTACGGTTGAAAAGTCATAATATCCTTGTGTGGAAACAGTCCCGCCGCCACCATCAAAATCGCCATCCGTATCATCAAACAATCCTGAAACATCATCAAAGTTTGCGGCGGTATCAAGAACTAATTGCGAATCAACTACATTTACTTCATATTTTGTACCCGGAAATGATGGACTTTCTGTAACAGTTTGAACAACATTCAAACCTTTAATATCTTCAATAATTGCAACAGTCTCAGTTGCTAATTCTGAGGCGTTTCCAAGTTTATCAATAGCCTTGATAAAGTAAGTCCCCGTCATGGCGGGAGCCACCGCAGTTGTGGCAGGTCGAGAAACCTTTGGTAATAAATCTACTGCGTTTGCGTAAGTTGCTCCGCTAGTCAGCCGAGAATGACGAATTTTGTAATGCGACAAATCTAAGTCTGTTACCGCAGTCCAAGACAAGTGAGCCTCGGTTCCGATAATGTTAATTGAAAAATTGCTTATATTTTGCGGAGGTGTTGTTTTGCCTACTACTTGATGGTTTCCTGTGATGAATGCAGACCGCACTCCTAAACTATTTACTGAACGCGCACGGACATTGTATGTCGCCCCATCTTGCACATTGACTAATTCAAAACGATTGCCTGTTGCTTGCCCTAAATTTGTGAATTCTGTTTCCGTAGATAATTTTGCTTGCACCTCGTAATAATCTTGAAAGGTTGAGGTTCCCGTGACATCCACAACAAGTTTTGTAAATACTTCCTCGGAAATAACAGTAAGTTCATCAGAGATTGTAATCCCCGGAGTTGTAACGATAAATGGGTCAGGTAGGTTTGTATTCGGCGCAATATCAACCGTTGTCTCCATGCCCGAGTTCCAATCGTAGACTCCAGAGGCAGTCTCCCGCAGGGAAAGGTTAACAATCGGGGTCGCACCTGAATCAGCACCGATAAATTCAAAATCCCAATTTACTACTTCAAAAATCTTGGAACTCCACCCATATCTAGGAATGGTCAGATTTACCGTGTCTCCGGGTTGAAGGGCGAATGCAGTCAGTTTGCAAGACATAGTGACCGAAATCTGTTGTCGCGCTTTTTCGAGGTCAATTTTTGCCAAACGCTGACAAGTCGCCACAGAGGTCGTAAACGGCAACTGGATGTCTTTGTAAATCCGTTCATTGTCCTCGGCCTCATAAGTTGCATTAGTTTGAGGAGGAAAACTGTTTAACTGATAAAGGGTTGCGGGTTCAGAATAAGTACCTTTGACCGCATTAAAAATGTCCCTGCGAGACTGAGAACCTTGAATGCTTATTTCGCCAACAATGTCATCATCCGTCAGGGTCAGACTTGGAGAACGATAGGCCGCAACCCGCAGAACCCATTTGCCACCCACATAGGCCAATTGCCCTCCACAAGCGGTTAGCATCTTGCCGAGAACATCCTTGGGTTTCTCGCCCGAGGAAAATGCTCCGTTGATTGTGTAGCGTTTCTCAGTTCCACCTGTTGCAAGAGAAACATTCTCATCGCAAACATCTGCCGCAGTCGAGAAGGCTGAATCATCTATCTCAGCCGCAGTCGCTCCAAGACCGAATTCGGTGTTTGTTAGATAATCTCGAATGCAGAGTGCGGCATTTGTGGAATATGCAGTTGTCGCGGTTCGCGGGTCGTAGACCTTCTTGCCCCTGACTTTAGCGGTGAAGTTTGGCAATCCTTGCGGGAATTTATCTTGGTCATATACCGCCTTAACCCCAAGAACTGCAAGACCCTTGTATTGATAAGCCGCCGCCGTGGTTCCCGACATCAATTCCATCGCGGATTGTGTTGTGGTTCCAACAAGATAATCAAAATTTAAAACGCTAGAAGAACCTTTGTAACTAATTGTATAAATGTTGCCACTTGGAGTTAGCGTGAACTCCTCATCATTAACATAAACTTTTTCAACAGATTGAATCTCATGTCCAGCCATAACAATGCTTTGAAACAAAGTCTCATTTTTTGAGCCTGTTGTTTCTACATTTACAATGATTCCACCAATACGGGTTTCCCCGTAAACGATAAAAGAATCTGCCGCAGGTGCGCGAACCGAGATAAGTTGGCCTCTTAACTGTTGCCCGAGGTCAAAGTCTTTTGGAGTTTCGGCAAGAAGTTGTGAAACCGTTGCAACCGCCGCCGCTGTAACTGCCGCGCTTGTTACATAAAATGCAAGACTAGCACCACCAGTTCCAATAGTTACTCCAACCGCGAGAGCAACTACCGCCGCAACAACGACTGCCTTGAATACTGACTTAAAACTAATTTTACCCATTATCTACCCCACGCAATCTGTCGGTCTTGCAGATTTGCTACATTCGATAATGAATTATCCCCCGCGAAACGCTTTAACTGTTCTTCGTTTGTGAGTTTGCGCGCTCTTGGTCTATCAAGGTCAATTAGGACATTCTCAACTGTAATCGCAACCGTTGCGGTTTCTCCGTTCTCAGACAAGGCCATAATATCCATGCGCCCTGCAAAAATTTGATACATATCAGAAACGGGGAGATTGTTTGCGCCTAGCGCACCAAGATAAACTTTTGCAGACCTGCCTCGATAGTTCTCTTGCAAAAGCAAAGAAACAATAGAACTTTCCAATCCGCTAAAAGTTAGCGTCATGCCATTTGCAGATAAATCTGTTGATTCGTTAGTAGAGGAGAAAGACAAAACAGTTCCAGAGCCTGTCCAAACTTCTGAGTTTGAGTTTATATCTCCATAACCTGTCCAAAATCTAATGTCGCCAGAATCGAACAACAACTCAACCGCATAGAACGGTTTTAACTCATCCGCATTTAACTCCGAGGAGAGTGCTGACGGGAGACTTCTAGCCATATCACAGAGCCTCCCTAGCCGCGAATGTCATGCCGTAGAAGGTCGCCTCGTTGATGTCCCATGCTTGGGCATTAGAGGAAAGACGGAACGCGCCCTTGGCGTTAGAAACCGTTATAGTGGCATTATCTGCGGGAGATGTCCGCAGGTCAGGCCACAGTGTCAAAGTAGCCTGTCCAGAACCGTTAGAATTGACATCATCCAAAACCTTGTAAAGTTGTGAAGATGACCCCGAACCCAATTGAATATAGTCCCCGGCCTTCAGAATTCCTGTTGTGCTATTTGTCCAACCATCCGTTACCAATTCGTTTCCTGATTGAGAACTGCCGTTTACCAATGGTGTTCCCGTTGCAACTCCCCGCGCAGTCCCGCCATTTGGGTCACCCAACAGAAATGTCCCATAAGCCCCGTTGAGTTTTAGTAGGAAAGAAATCCAATACTCCGCATCTGCGCGTTTCATGGGGGGCAGAGAAATCTCGGCCTCCCAGAACTGACCTGTATATTTGTAAATCTGTTGTTTCGCAGTAAAAGGTGACATAGAAACGCCAACCACATTGTTCGCAGTCAAACGAATGCGCGCAAGTCCTTTGTTGGTCGGCAAAGAAAGTGGATAGGTAATCGCCATGTTATGACATCATTTTCGCAAAAGAACCGCCGCGCCGATTTGCATCTGCAACTGCGGCCTTGGTTGATTCAACTATTCTCGGCAACATTCCCATTACTTCCGCACGAACCGTTTGAGAAACACCTGTGGAGATGTTAATCGTCTGGTTTACTACCGCCCCGCTACCACCCAACTGATTGTTGGGAACAATCGTACCTGTGCGACCGGGAACAAACATTTCTGCACCCTTCTCACCAACCATATAAGCCTCACCTGCATTTACGGTTCCTCCGAGCGCTCGACCCGGCATAGCATTAGAAATTGGTGCTGGTGCTTGTGTTCCACCGCTACCTGCGGGGCCGAAAATTGCATCGGCAATCACGCCTGTAATTTTTCGAGCCACAAAAATTTTATACAAGTCACTAACAATTGATAAAGCCATTGACCTGAATGCGTCTTTTAATGACATAGTTCCCATCGCCACGGCAGTCAAAGAATCTTCTAGCCTAACCAGAGAACTGACCGCCATATTGTCCATTGCATCTCTTGTGTTAGAAATGCTATCCATGTATTTTTTTAATGCGGTATCGTTTAGTTCAATCTTTGGCAGAGTGTTTGCATAAGCATCTTCAATTTTTTCTAATGCGTTGTAATACATATCAAGAGTTATTAAATTTTCAGCCTTGAGTCTGTTTAGTTTTGCAATATTTTCTTGATAATCATTGATTGGTTGCCGAGCCATTTTAAAAACATCAATCAATTCTTCGTTTCGCGCAGTTAATTTTTCTGTCATACGCGCTTCTTCTTCAGCGCGTTTTCTTTCTGCGGCAAGCAAATCACCTTTTTTAGCCGCTTCGTTTACTTTTTTTGTACCTTCTTGTATTGTTTGCAAAAATCTGTTGTAACTGTTTGTTGCTTCTTGTGCTTGAGCATCAAAACCTTCTGTAAACATATCAAAGGTTCCAAGCAATCCCTCGGTATCAGCGATTACTTGTTTGCCTTTTTGTAAAGACGCAAAAAAAGAATTTATCCCTTTTAAAACGGGGCCGAAAATAGTTGCCGCCATTTTTTGAAGGTTAATAACTATTTGGTCGATATTGTCATTAAACTCACTCGCCCGTTTAGCATCTTCAGTAGTGAAAGACGCGCCAAACTTTTTCAATCCTTCGCTACCTTCATTTAACAAAGGAATCAATTCGTTAAAACTTCTACCGCCTATTGTGTTAGCAATCGCAAGTTTATCTGCGCCATCTCTCGCTCCAGCGAAAGCATCTGCAACTTTATAAAAAATATCAATTGGTGCTTTGCTTTTTAATTCTTCTTGACTGATACCTAATGCTCGGAATGCCTCTAATTGTTCTTTAGAGCCACCTGCGGCATCAGACATAGATTTGCTTAGTTTTATTAGGCCAGAATTTAAACTTTCTGCTGATGCGCCATTTAATTTAGCGGCATTTTGTAAAGCAGATAATTGCTCGACTGTGAATCCAGTTCTTTGCGACAAATCGTTTAATTTGTCAGCAAGGTCGATGGTGCTTTTCATAAACGAAACAATACCCGCAACCGAGAACGCCGCCGCCAGAGGTGCGGCAATACCTCTCAGCGCACCCTGAAGGCCGCTGATGTTGCCCTGAACAGAACGAAAAGCCGCCGTGGTTGCGTCAACGGCGGTTATTCTGATTTGGGTTCCGTCTGCCATCGCTCACCTTAAAATATGCAAACCACTCATTTAACTCTGACAGAGGAATATCTTCTATTTCCTCTATCGTTTTACCTAACCTGTCTGCCAAAGCAATGAGATTAAACCTCAACGGACAGGATATTAGTTTTTTTCGTGTTCTTCGGTCGTGATAATAGTGGCAAACATCTCAGCCGCAACGCGGGAAACCACCGTAATCTGCTCCCGCATCAGGAATGGTTTGTCTTCCACCGTGAACAATTTCTCGCCTTCTTTGTCCTCGGCCTTTTGGATGATTAAATCAACCATCGCGGCGATGCTCATGTTTTGCAAAAAGTCCTTATGCTTGCGTTGTAACTTATCAACATCAGCACAGGTCAGCGGACTAACCCACATTTGCAAAGCAGAATCATCACCCCATTCCACAACCTCAATAACCCTTCGTGCGGCCTGACGCTTTGCCGCAATGCGCTCACCGAGTCCCATTAGACCGTAGACTCACTCAACGCGCCTGTACCTTGTAGCGTAAACGAAGCCTCGACCATTCCATCGAAAGTTCCCGTGACGGTTTTGCCCGTTACGATTGCGCTCCCGGTGTAATAAATATCGCCTGTTGTAGCACCCTCTGGATAGACATTCAAAGTAACACTTGCGCCAACATCAAATGAACCCTGACCTGTGGTGTCAGTCTCATCCCAAAAGCATTCAACCGAAGCCGTGAAGGTCTTTAGACCTGCTTTGTAGGTGCGCGAAGAATCGCCCATGCTTGAATCTTCAATGGTGTCACCCGTCTCCGAGATGGTATAAGAACGGATTTCGGCAACCGCGTTTGCGCCGCTTTTGACCGTTCCTTCACTTCCTGTATGTGTAGCCATAAAAACCTCCTGAAATAAAGTTAAATTTTACAATCAAATCGCAGTTTCAAGGTCATTTTCTCGACATTGATAAGTGACCGCCACCGTGATTCTCGCAATTCCAGCAGGTTTTTCACCATCGCCTGAGAACTCGGTTTCGATGCTCGTGACTTTTGTTTCTTTGGCCTTGCCGCCTCTGGTTACATCGGCATCCAGAGCCTCCTCAACCTCGAGGCAGATTTGGTCGAGGGTGTCATCTAAGCCACTAATCGCAAGGGCATACGCCTCGATTAAGACCTCTAGAGTGCGGGTTTGAATCCGTGGTCTATTCAGGGTCGAGAACTCTATTTCTTCGGTATTTGTATACACACAAAGTCCCGGCATCTTATCTGAGGCCAAAGGATAGACCCGAGAGGCGTAGACGCGAGTCGAGGTCGTTGCCAGCCCCGTGACGGTCGTGATTATGTTGTCCCGAATCTGTTTCCGCAGATGACTCATTGTTTCTCAAGAATGAGTTCGGTCATTCCTGTCCCATCGGGTTTAACAACTTTGACTCTATAAGTCACCGCCGAAACGACCAAAGTCGAGTTTTCAACTGCCGTAGAAACATCCGCAGTCCTGCAAAGAAAGCGCGGTTGCAAAAGAGCATAGCCAACATTGCCGCCCGTATCGACTTCAATATAGTCATTATCAAATACTCCATTAACAGTTGAGGATTGACCGCCAGTTGTCGCGGTAAATGTAGCCGCAACCCCGAAGTCATTTATTCCAACAAAAATTGCGCGCTCAGTTGCGGTTTCGACTGCCATATCAAGCCTTTGTGAATATCACATCACGATGGATTCTGTTGGCAACTTTATACCCCAAATCCGCGAGTAAATCTATCGTTTCTTGGTCTTCAACGCCATATCTCTTGCCGAGTCCTTTTAACTCCAAGCAAATGACGGGGAAGGATTTCTTGATTGTTTCTATCGCGCCTTCAATTGCAAAATGCTCAAAACCTTCGACATCCAACTGGAGTAAGTCGCAGTCACTAACATCAAGGTCGTCAATCGGGATAATGTCGAACTCATTACCCTCTTTGACTTGATGCGCGCCGATGTTATCTGGGTCGATATGGTCGATTGCGCCTGTGCCACTTTGTAGCCCAAAGGCAACATTTCGAATCATTATCGTTCCGTGGTTTCGAGTGTTAATCTCTAAGGCCGCAAAGTTTGCCTCGTCAGGTTCAGCCGTATAGACCCGTTGAAATCTCTTGGATAGCGCAATAGGCCAAATCCCAATATTGCCTCCAGCCTGAATCACAGTTCTAAACTGTTTACAGTATGCGGCAATCGTTGGAATGTCATTGACCTCTCGAAGGATTATTTGTTGGGCAACAGTATCGCGGATTGGAATCATCCAGCCGCTTCGGTTTTCAAGTTGGATAGGCAATTTGCTTTTGCTCCCAAGGTCTAGGTTTGCCGTGAAAAATCACTATTTTATCTTCAGGCCGCACCCCATGAACGGATATGTTCGCCTTGTAGGAAACAATCCCATCTGTGATGTCTTGCCAAAAAGTCGCCATATGCAACTTGTCGTAAAACATTTTCTCGAGGAAAGTCTGGTCGCCACCCTCGCAATAGTCCGGGGTCGCCAAGAATGAATCGAAAACAAAGTTTAAGGGTTTCTCCCAATACATCATCGAGGATTGCATGGCGTGAGGATTAGACCAACCCCTGTAAACATCCCGCAGAATCACAAAGTCTTTGCCTCTCGCGGCCTCCACGATTGAGGTGCAATCTTGCAATAAAACCGTGTCGAGGTCGAAAAATAGGACAGGCGGTTTGAGTTTGAACAGTTCAATTTTTGACCACCACCCCTGCCAGTTGTGAAACAAAGGGATTGTCGGACAATGCATCTGCTCCAAGTCGGTCAAACAAACAAACTCATGCGGGGGTAAGAAGTCCTCGCACATATCGCGAAGATTGTAAACATGACGGGGAAGATACTCCCCGCCAGACTTTAAGACGCAACAAACGGTGATTTTTTCCATGTTCGCTTGGATAACTTTGGTTGCGGCGAATCCTCTAGCGCAACCGCACGATTTTCTACCGAAGCCTTTTGAACATAAGGAACGGCCTTGCCGCGAGACATCAACCAATCGGCATCTGAATCTTTAACATCGATGACATCGCCGCATTCGCGGTGTTCGCCATCCCAATGTACGGGGTTTGTGATTTCAACTTTCATTGGTGTAACTCCTTTAGTCTGCCTGAAACAAAAAACACTCTATCAGGGTTTTGTAATGTTAACAAGAATTGTTTCCATCGTGTCAAATCATCTCGCGCAGATATATGTTTGGCCTGAAAAGGTTCCGATTGGCAACCCTGCCACCAATACTCCCTGCCATCTCGATTCTGATATTGGTCGATTCCGCAGACATAGACTGTTTCAAATCCCATCTGGTCGGCAACCCAGACCGCTTTTGCTCCAGAGAATCCTATCGCTGGAGCCTCGCCGCAATGAATAAAATCTTTTCGGTCAGACCATTTGTTGAGATTGGAAACCTTATAGCATCCGTCTACATCTTCAATGTATTTCCACATCTCGCGGTCGGAGAAAACAATATAGTCCAGAGGAAGGATAATCGTGTGTTGGTTTACGCCCATCAGAATATCGACTTGAGGAATACTTCTCAGGTCTTTAGGCAAGGAAACCCCGCCGCCAAGAATCGCGCAGGTTTGACCTTTATGGAAGTTTTTGAACTGTGAAAGATATTTCATAAAAAAAGGGCGACCTTTTGAGCCGCCCCTTTATTCAATCGCCTTAGATTAGACGGTTGTTACATCTTTGATAGCCGCGAAAGACTCGGCATGACGCAACTTGATGTCGATGTCTTGGAACATCGCAATCCGGGTTGCACCTGTGCTGGAGCCAGTATACGGGTCAACTAGGATGTCTAAGCCGCCCCACATACCAATCATCAACTCGTTGAAGTTGCCGAAGATAACTGCCGAGCAAACTCCCGAGGAGGTTCCCTTGGTGAGGTCGCTTGGAACAGTTGTCGTGGAAACAACATTGTAGCCAAGAACGCTATTGGTATCGTTCAGGATGAAGTTGCCCTCAACACCTGAAGATTGACGCGCAGTCTTACGCATTGCAGAGACAACCTTCGGGTTCGTCAGGAACGACAGACTTCCCGTTAATGCGTTGTCGATTGCAACTTCGCGCTCGAGGTCAACCAGTTTTGCATAGGTGATTGCGCCACCGTTTGTGCCCATAGCAACCGAACCAATTCCATTCGTGCCGAGGATACCTGTTGGCTCATTTGCGCCGCCGCCTTCGATAGCAACATCGTCAATCTTGACTGCAAACTGACGGGTAATGTCGTCACGCAAGAGTTGGTCAACAGAGGGGTCGCTCTGCATCATCAACTTGCGGGAGATGTCAACATAGCCAGCCAGAGTCTTTGGCGACATAGTGATTTGACGGAACGAAGGTGCGCCCTCGGTCGGTGCGTTGTTCTCAGCAACAAACGCAACAGCAGTCGTAGCGTTCATCGCGGGGATTGCAACATCACCCTTCAGGCCAGAAATCATCCTAGCACCCATGCCCATTACAACTACATTGGCGCGCAATGCGTCTACAAACTCAGAGCCGAGCCACTCCTCGGGAATAATGTTTGAGCCATTTGCGGGAGAAGTCGTGAGAATGTCACGCTTGAAGATGTCCGTAGGAACATAAAAACCGCGTGGGTCTTTGCCATAACGCTTGGCGAGTTCCTGAGAAATCTCTGCCTCATAGCCGCTTACGCGACCGCCGTTGCTAGTTGCCGAAGCAATAGCGCGCATCAGGGAATAAGCCTGACGCTCTTTTTGGTTCATGCCGATATTGACCTGCTCCAAAGGTTTGTCGCCGATTTTGTCTAGCAACATTCCACGGAACTGCTCAATGGTTGCACCGCGCTGGATTGCCTCTTCAGCAAGTGCGCGCTGATTGTGACGGGCGGCAAGAGAGAAAATCTCTGCCAGTTCTTTATTACGGGCGGCAACTGCGGCATCCGCACTCACCGACTCAACTTTTACTTGTTCCATTGTAGTTTCTCCTTGAGGAATGGAAGGTTGAATAGAAGGTTGCGAAGATTCTGCCGCACGACCCACGCCGACTGACGCATCAGCGGGAATAGATACAACGGAAACCTCTAGAGGTGTCCAACTCGTTGCTCGATAGATTTTCGAGCCTTTCGGGTCTTCTACCATTTTGTTGACGATATATCCGATGGAAACATTCCCGCGAATATTGTCGGCAACATCTTGATACACCTCGCTTGCGAGTGCGCCTTTTCCAAAACGCACAGTCGCGCGCAATCTGCGCGCCGAGCCATCGAGATATACAGATTCGATAACACCAATTTGCTTGGTTGGGTCATGGTCGAGCAACAAAGGTGCGCGGCCTGAATTTAAGAATTCCATGTCAATAGAGTCGGCAGAATGGTCGAGAACTTCCTCGCCATATCCACGGTCAACCCCGAGTTCAGACGAAATCGCCATCCCAACGCGGCGGTCATCCTGAACTTCAGCCATCATTTCGTTGGCGCGGCGAGATAGTGCTTTGCCCTTACGCTCTGCGCTCATGCCCTGCATTTCTTCTTCGTGCATCGAGTTCTCGCCCTCGGCAACACTCTCAAGGTCTACTTCCATCGGTTCTGCCTCGACCTCTGCCTTGGCAAATTCGATAATGTAGGAACCCTCGGTTTCTTCGATGTCGATAATGTGTCGCTTGTCCATATCTTGATTCTGATTGGTTTTTTCTATTGTTGCAAGTCTTTCAATAGCGTCTTCAAAAAGAATCGGCGAGAAGTCATTCTGCTCCAACCATGCCTTTGCCTCACTTGGACTAAATTTGGTCTTATCAAAACGGATTGCCTGTAACTCAGACTGCCCATCCTTGATGCCATATATAAAGTCGATACCATCCCCACCCGCATCATTTTCCCTGCGGAATTCGTCATATTGGTCTGGATTTGTAAGTCTGGCGGCGTGTTCGTTGGGATATGGTCTGGAGTCATAAGACCGCAGAGCATCAATCTTGGTGAGGGTTGAGAATAGATGACCGACTAATGTTTCCGTTGCCGCATAGCCATCTTCGCCTTCCCGATAGAGCCGAATCAAGGCCGCAGGGTCTTCAGGAGTCCCGGTAATGGTGAAGTCTGAGTTGGGAACATTTATCTCGCCATCTCTGACAACCCGCACAATCCTTCCCCGCGCCCGACCGCCAGAACTGTCCCAAGAAACAAAGTCGCCAACACTCAATGCGTCAGGTGCGGCGCGGTCTTTTTTGTCAACAGTATTCATTTGGTTTACCCTCGCTCTTGCCCAAGATTGTCCAGAATCGCCACCCCACAATGCCCATGCTATGCGCCCTGCCGAGGGGTAGCCTTCTTCGCCCGGACTGAAACCTTGGCCTTGCTTATCGACTTCGTGACGGGAGAAATAGGAGTGCATCCGCTTGATGGTTCTTGCGGAGAGTTGTTGTTTGTTAACCAATTGCCGCGCCCTTGCGACACCGATAGAGGTTCCCCCGCGCCCAAACTCTGTGCGCCAATCGAGGCCGCGTTGCGCTTCTTCGGCCATCGCATCAGTAGGAGTGGAATTGATTTCTTCACCGTTGTAAATCATATTGTTAACAATAACATTATTTCTTCATCCGTTATATTGCCAAAAGACTCGCCTCGTACCGCATCTGAATAAGAAGTCGCAGAAACAAAATTCAGATTAGCAATACTGTTAATGATAACTGTACCATTTGCTTTAATATTTGCACAAGATGAAATTGCAAATATTGTATTTATTTTTGCCACTGAATCTAATTTTTGTTCGGTAACAAATGGAGATAAACCATTTTGTAAAAAAAAGACAGGTTTTTTAGGTTTTGTTTTGGATGTTCTGCCGCCCGATATTCGTTGTTCTGAAGCAGAAAAACTCGCACTATCTTGTCCAGTTTCGGTTGCGCTTAAAAACCCAGATATCGATTGCTCAGTGAAACCCGATATATTTGCTACATCTTGTCCAACTTCGGTAGTGTTTAAACTACCGTTTATCAATACTTTGCCAGAAACAGACAATGAATCTTGTCCTGTTTCAATAGCATTTAAAGAACCTTGAACTAAAACTTTGCCATTGATTGATGAGGTATCTGAACCTATTTCAATAGCGTTGAGACTGCCCTGAATTAAAACACCGCCCAAAATTGATGCAGTATCTGTTCCAATTTCTGTTGCCGCGAAACTTCCAGTAATTGTTGGATTGGTTATGGTTCCATTAAACGCGGCGGTATCCGCACCCGTCTCTGTTGCCGCCAAACTTCCGCTAACCGCAACCTTGCCATTTATGCTTGCGGTGTCTGCGCCTGTCTCTGTGGCGGCGAGACTGCCTGATATTGGCGGTGCATAAGTAACATCAATTGAAACATAGTCAACCGTGGTGTTGTGACTTGTCGTGTACCAGACATAAATACCAAAATCAGTATCGTTTAAGTCTGTGGCGGTTAGGCCGCTTGTTCCCCAGACATCATTACTGGAACCAGTTGTATAAAGTGTTAGTGCAGTACCGTTAGCAACGAATGTCTTTGCCGTACCAATCGCCGTGCCAGCCGCGCCGACAATCTGAACGCTAACTGTTTCGTTTCCAGCCGATGACTCTGCCATTTCCACCACAACCGTAAACCCCTGTATGAGAGAGTTTGCGGGTATGTTGAATGAAAAGTTACTTGCCCTGAGATAAGCAGAGCCAGTCGCGCCCGAATTACAAGACGCAACCGTGTTGTCGTTGACGGTAATGTTACCGGGATTTGTCCAAGCAGTACCCGTACTTCGGGCAACGCTAGTTCCCGTACTTGGTAGTTTCGCGCCCGTTGAGGCCATGATTGGCCTTTATTAGGCGTGTGTAATCGTGCCGGTTGTAATAGTAACGGTCTGCCCAGAGGTGATACTTGTGCTGTCTAAAATTACATCCGTACCAGATGTCCCAACAGTTAAACCTGAGACAACCGTGGTATCTGCCGAGTCTGTAATGATAGCGTTTGCCGCTGTTCCAGTTGCCGAAGCCACGGCTGAAATGTCGGGGTCAAAGTCAAATGTTAACACTCCACCAGAGGCGGTTCCGCAAGGGTCTGTTAGCGTAATGGTTACTAAAACCGTGTTGCTGGAATCCCGAATTTTAAGTTTTCCAGCACCAACGCCAGCGTCAACTTCGGTAGCAACTGCCGTCATTCTGGCTGTTTTGACTGCGGTTGTGTAGGTTACGGCCATGCTTATTCCCCTGATTTAACACCGATGATTTTGCCGCCAGCGTCTCGGACAACCGTCTTTGGCGCACTTATTGTCTTGGCAAGCCTGTCTTGGTTTTGTTGCAACTGCGATACCATCTGCCCAAGCTGCACAACCACATCTTCTCCGCGTCGAGACTCCAATGCCTTTTGAGCCTTTTCTAACTCGGCCATAATTTGCTCTCGTTCTTTGAGCATCATGTCGGCTTGCATCATCGCGCCTTCTTGGGCTAGTTTTGACTGTTCTAGTTGAAGCTGGATGGATGACTTTTCGCGGTCAAGCTGAATCTTTGCTTGTTGTAAAAGCAAGTCAGCCATTGCCTTCTCTCGGTCAATGGTCATCTTTGCTTCTTGGATTGCTAGGTTTGCTTGGATTTTGGCCTGTTCAGTCTCGGCCCTACTTTGGGCTTTCATCTGCTCCACCTCTACCAACATCTGAGCAGTCTGTGCCTGTGGGTCTACCTGCTGTTGGGGTTGCATCATCTGCTGTTCCATCTCAGGCGTAATCTCGCGGAAGAACTCAGTCGTGTCCTTGAACCCTGCGGACTCGATGAACCGACCCAAGGTATTGCGGTACTGGCTAGGCGACACGAATGGGTTGTTAATCCCTACGGTGGTAAGAATCTGCTCCTGCTTTTGCAGGATTGCGGCCACCATCGCCATCTGTTGCTCACGGTTACCCGTACCCAGACCGACGTTTACCGTCATGTCGTACTCGTTACTCCACTCTCTAGGGTCGATAGCCACGAACTTGCCACGCATCCGAACGATTCTCTGCTTGTCTTGGTACTTGCAGACAAGGTGCAGGATGGACTTGAACAGGTCTTTTACCCCTGTCTCGGCAAATATCCTAGCAATCAACTCAACCTTTGCGGCTCCTGCGTTCTGAACCATCGCCACGGCTGTCGCGGTAGTGTTTTGCAGGATGTTGGGGTCTAAGCCCTGAGAAGCCTGTGTAACGCCTGTGCGCTTCTGCTGTACCTCGTCCATGTAGGCGAGCATTGGGAAGGCTTGACCGGCGACCAAGGGGACGGCAAGGGGCGTGATAGCTGCGTTGTTCTTAACCCGAACTATGCCGCCAGGTGTAACCGTGAGCATATCGTCTAGGTTGACCTGACCATCTACCACCGCCATCCGAGCGTTGTTAGAAAGATACAGGTTGTCCAACATCTGACGGGTAATCGTGGTCTTAATCTTCTGGATGTCCACAACCCTGTCTGCAAGGCTATGCCCGAAGAACTTGTGGGGCATGGGGATTGGGCAGACGGAGCAAAACGGGATGAAGTCTGCTTCCTCGTTCTCTAGGATTGTGCCGCCAGCGTAGAACACCCTGCGGAGTTCGGCAATGCCGTCCTCGTCGTAGTCTGTCCTGATGTAGCACTCGAACGTCTCAATCTCGTCCATGCTGGTATCGAGGCTGGGGTCGTCTGGTTGCTCGCCGTTAGGGAATCTTGCAACCCTCTCAGGGGTGAACGTCAGGTCGTCATAGGCGGGCAGAGCGTCAATCTCGTCTGCATCGAACCCCATGCTGATTAACTCAGAGCGGGTCGTGAGCCTACGGTGAGCCACAAACGGGGCATCCGCAATCCGGCGCGCTTTCTTGGAGATTAGGAACTCCTCGGGCGGTACGTTCTCGACCTTGACCGAACCCTTTTTATCTATCTTCTTGACCGTGACATCGTAGGCAAACACGGGCTGCATCATAGGAGCCGGTGTGGGGAGACCTTGAGCCATCGCTTGCTGAACCGCCATCGGGTCAACAGGCATTGGCACTTCCCCAATCTGAGTCTGCTTTTGCTTGACCACTTCCATCTGCCCGTCAGAGAGCAACATGGTCAGTTCTTCTTCGGAGAGGTTTTGATACTTCTCCTTGTCAACCGAGGTCTCGTCGTTCCACCAGACCTTGATTACGCCATTCTTTTGTAAGAGCGCGTCCTTGAACCAAGTCTGGAATACCTCAAAGCCTGGGTTGTCATTCATCAGCACCCAGTTGCAATACTCGGTGGCCTGCTTAGCCTTCTCCTCGTCGCCGGGAGCCTTTGGCTCAAACCGTACAACGTCGTCTGACTGTGTAAATACACGCAGGAGTTGTGGCAATGCACCATCTACGGCCTCTGCTACCTCGCCTGTAACGATGGTGGAGCGTCCCTCTACCTCGTTGCCGTAGGGTTCGCGGTTGTACGCCATGAGCGAGTCGCGGCGTTCCTCTACGGTCTCGGTATTGATATAGCCGAGAGCGTTGTCTATCTCGTTCTCTATGATGGCTTGTAGGTCAAATTCTTGCATTTAGACAATCCATTTCGT